CCTGGGCAGGTTGCTTGTCCGCACCCGCTGCGGGCTTGATTTCGCTAATCCGATGTGTGGGTTTGATTGCACATCGGCCGCATCACGTCATTTTGACAATTGACACTGGTCGTCAAACTTCAGTTTTAGTAAGTCACACCCATGCTTTGAACACTTTGGGTTTTTACTATGTCATATCTGAGGACCACCTTTGTTAGTTGACGATTTGGCGCGCGAAAATGCGGTAAACCATTGCTGATTTAACCACAGGTGTTATTGGTGACACTGAGGGGCGTCAGTAATGGTGATCTTTTCTTGTATTTCATCAGAATATGTCGCAAAAGCAACCAGGTAGCCGGCCTGCAAGAAAAGGTAAACAGATGGGTGGATCTCATAGTCACGCTGGTCCTGCAAACCAGCGGCGCACTCATCGCCAGCAATCCGATGCTAGTCTTACATCTAACTCCGTCACTAGCTATCGGTTATCTAGTTTATACGCTAAGGGTCTTATTGCTTACGAAAGCAAGGCTGCACTCGACCGTTTTAATGGTTGGGTCGAAACACACGCAGCCGATATTGACCCGGCTTTGGCGAAGGTCTGTCACCTTTGCGGCAGTGCTGATCTCATCTTATGTGATCACAACATTGTTCGCCGCGGTGATGAGATTGTTACCCAGACAGGTTACGCTCCTGAAGTGCCTCTACGCACTACTCACTTCTGGAGTTATCACCTTTGGGATAGCTTAAAGCAGGCTATGAACTGGCCTAAATTCGACCTGTCAGCGCAGAATAACCGCGATTTGGCAGGTTTTGATAACGGTGATGTTACTGACGACAACATCATCCCGGAGTTGTACAACTACGTTAAGTTGCGTATGCAGACCAGTTACGCAGTTAACGGAGTTGATAATCGTCCTCTTAGACTAGAGCACTGCCGGCGTTTGGCGTCGAAGTGGTGTGAAAGTCGCAATTTGGAAAAACGGGCTGAGGAGAACACTTTGCTCACCAACAGGATCATGTTCACTATTCAACGCGTGTGTGACAACATCGAGAGTAGAGTCATGTACGAGTACACTGATCCAGCACAGAATTTTCTGTTAGCCCGTCTTCCTATCTTGAAAAGCTGGCCGAAGCTATTGATTCTCACCCTATTGTACGTAGCATACGGGCGTTTTATCATGTTCGCACTCCCGCACATCATCCTCTATCTCAGCACGTACATCGTGCCAGGTGCTGTGGGCAGGTGGGCCAGCCTTTTGGATGCGACTTGTCGTCTTTTGCTGAGTGGAAGTCAGCATGTGTTTCTGGGCCTCATCATCAGTCCCTTCACATTGATCGGTGCGATAAGCTTACTTATCGCACTTATCACGATTTCCCTCTTATGGAAAAGCAGGAGACATTAGTCTACCAGAATTGTGCCTGTAATGTTTCACGCTCTTTCGTTCACAGGTACTTAAAAGAAACACCGGACTACCAGCCAAAGAACATCCACCGTGGTTTGTTGGATCGCATCATCACGGATTTGGCTAATAAAATAAAAGAGCAACTTGATCCCAATTTTAGCATAAAGTCTTTCATAGAATCTAAGAAAGGTCCGCTACGCCAGCGGTATCTCAAGGCTCATAAACAAAATGTCATGCGTGGATTTGAAGCGCAGAAACACGCTGACATTGCAGCCTTTGTCAAAAATGAAAGATACTTCGAGGAAAAAGCACCTCGCATGATCATGGGACGCAATCCGCGTTTCAACCTACTTTACGCCCAAATAATCGAGCCAATTGAGAAAGCGTTTTTCAAGTTGGAGCAAGTGGCTAACGCCTGCGATTATAAGAAATGCGGCGATAAGTTTGCGAAACTAGTAGGTAATTGGTTTTTCGAGAATGATATGTCCAAGTTTGAAGCGAGTCAACGTTTTGAAACGCTCAGATTGGAATATCTGATCTATACTCTGGTCCTTCCAGAGCAGGCCGATTTGATTGCGAAGCTGTT